GGATAGAAGAGCAGATAGACAGTGCCATGACATCAACGCAAAAAGGAAACTGGAAACGATGAGTAAAGGTGTCGTAGAGACCGCACAAGAGATCGTTAATCAATCGCCGACCATTGAGAATGCGCGGCGGTTAAACCGGCTTATTCGTGCGGCCAAAGGTGAAGAGAAAGACTTTATTTATGACTTGGTCGAGTCGTTTCTGATGCAGGTCGAAGAGCCCAGCCAGCGCGACGCGCTGCTTAAGGAGATAGACTAATGGCCGGTACACGCGTTGTTGTTGATGGCAGTACCGCCATTATTAAGCAAGCGCTTGATGCGCTGCGCAAGCAAGGCACCGACTTAACCGAGCCCAATGCCGAGATTGGCGAGTACCTGATTGAGTCGCACCAGGATCGTTTTGACCGCGCCGAGTCGCCGGACGGTGATGCCTGGGCCCCGCTGTCTGATGATTACAAGAAACGCTCAAAGCGCCCCAGCGATATACTCATAGAAGACGGCATTTTGAAAGGTACGCTGAATTACAACGCCTCCCAGGAGCAACTGCTGTTCGGTACACCGATGGAATACGGTGCCGCCCACCACTTCGGTTATGAGAAAAGAAATTTACCCGCCCGCCCCTGGCTCGGATTATCCGATGAGGATGAAAACGTCGTTATCGCGATTTTTCGGGCTCACCTCTCAGAAGCATTTTAAGCGCCTTAAATGATTTATCCGCTACGATGGTTCAAAGTAACCCCTGAAAATGGCGTGGCGGAAAATTTAAACGGGTTTTAAACGGGGTTAGGGTGTTTTGCGCGGGTGTGGTTTTCCACCTGCGCGTAATAACCCACAACTTTTGATTGAAAACTGACCCGTTGTTCTGGATAGTAATAACGCCTGGTCAACCCCCGACCACTACAGCTACCCTCTCAAAAAGTAGCAAAACACTTTAATCCCAACCTCACCCCGAGTGTCGCCAATATGGGCGGCATGAAAACGAAAAAGCACCCAAACCCAATTGTCGCTCTGACGACCCGCCGCCCGGACAGTGATGTGTCTGGCATGGCCGTTATGAGCACCATCATTACGCTCGCCGGTTCCGGCAAGCGTCGCGTCCAGTTGTTGCCTGACGGTGAGTTCCGCGCTAAAGACGGCCGTCCTTTCGATGCCCCGCACTGGGTAATGAACCAGGACGTGGCCGACCGTTTGATTAGCAAGGTTTCTGCCCGCGCTAACGATCTGCATTTTGACTACGAGCACCAGACCCTGAACTCCGAAGCCAACGGCAAAGAAGCGCCGGCGGCGGGCTGGTTCCGTGAGCTCGAATACGTGCCTGGTGAAGGACTGTTCGCGCTGGAGCCGCGCTGGACAGCCAAAGCCAAAGCTTACATCGATAACGAAGAATACCGCTATGTGTCGGCTGTGTTCGCCTACGACAAAGAGACCGGCGAAGTCACCGACCTGTATCACGCTGCGCTGACCAACGACCCCGGTTTAGACGGCATGAAATCGCTGGCGGCCATGAAGCACTTTACCCCTACGCCCGAGTCCTCGGGCATTCAACCACAACAGGAAGATAGTCCGATGAACGAAGCACTGAAACTGCTGCTGACGACGTTAGGCATCGACTTTGAGGATAAAGACCTCGAAGACAAAGCCGCCTGTAAAAAGCTCGCCGACAAGGCTGATGAGGCAATTGCTGCATTGAAGGCAAAAGCCGAGGCCTCGGATGAGCTGACGACAGAAGTCGCAGCACTGAAACAACAGCAGGCCGATCCGGCCAAGTACGTTCCGATTGAAGTGGCTAACGAGTTGCGCACGCAAATCGCTGCCCTCAAAAGCGGCGGTGATGAAGCAGCGATTGCTGCTTTGATTGACACGGCGCGCTCGGAAGGTCGTTTACTGGCCTCGGAAGAAGCCTGGGCGAAACAGCTGGCTGAAAAGCACGGCGTTGAAGCGCTCAAATCGAACCTTGAATCACGCCCGTCGGTTGCGGCGCTTACGCGTGACAGCAAGGACAAGGCATCTGGTAAGGACGATAAAACCGTCACCAAGCCGGATGGAGAAGAAACCGAGTTAACAGCGGACGAATTGGCGATTTGTAAAGCCTGCAATATCGACCCTGAAGACTACAAGAAACAGCGAGGTGGTCAGTAATGCCATTAACGAATGACCGCGATACGCATCGCTCAGACCTGACGCTGGTCACCGACCCGGTGGCGGCATCCACCCGCATTTTTGGCGGCTCGATTGTGATGCTGGACGCTTCCGGCAATGCCGTTCCCGGCGCAACTGCAACCGGTTTAGTGCCGCGGGGTATTAGCCAGGAGCACGTGGACAATTCTGCCGGCAGTGCCGGTGAAAAGAACGTCCGCTCGCGTCGGGGTGTTTTCTGCCTGACAAATGACGGCAGTGTGACCCGCACGGATATTGGTGGCCAGGCATACGTAGTCGATGACGAAACTGTGGCAAACAGTGACGGCACCGGCACCCGCTCGGCCTTGGGCAAAATCATTGACGTAGACGCCAAAGGTGTCTGGGTCGAAATCGCTTAAGGGGCGTTGTAATGATTGTTAATAAACAGAACCTGAGCACGCTTTACGTTGCGATTAAAACCGCGTTTAACAAGGGTTTAAAAAGCAATGAAGTGCTATGGAGCCGCGTGGCGACGGAAGTCCCATCGAGCACCAAAGAAGAAAGCTACAAGTGGCTGGGTCAGTTCCCGCGCTTACAAAAGTGGATTGGTGACCGCGTCATCAAAAACTTAAAAGCGCACAGCTACTCAATCACCAACGAGAAGTTTGAGTCAACCGTGGGCATTCCGCGCGATGACATCGAAGACGACACCTACGGCGTGTTCACGCCGCTGTTTGAAGAGATGGGCTATTCCGCACTGACACACCCAGATGAGCTGGTGTTTGGTCTGTTGGCCAAAGGCTTTGATGAGCTGTGTTACGACGGCCAGAACTTCTTCGACACGGATCACAAAGTCGGTGATACCTCAGTCAGTAACATGCAAGCCGGCAGCGGTGTGCCATGGTTCCTGCTCGACACCAACCGTCCGTTAAAACCGATCATCTTCCAGAAGCGTCGCGATTATGACTTGAAGGCGCGTCAGGATGATACCTCGGAAGCGGTCTGGTCGCGGGATGAGTTTGAGTACGGCGTCGATGCGCGGGTTAACGCAGGCTTTGGCTTGTGGCAGTTGGCCTTTGGCTCGAAAGCTGACCTCACTAGTGCCAACTTCGATACCGCCATGGAATCCATGATGGGCTTGAAGTCAGACGAAGGTCGTCCGCTGGGTGTCCGTCCTAACTTGTTAGTCGTTGGCCCGAAGAACCGCGCCAAGGCGAATCGGGTGATCGAAGTGATGAACGAAGAAGGCGGCGCGAGTAACCCGAACTACAAAGCCGTTGAAGTGTTAGTGGTTAGCTGGCTCGACTAGACGATTGAGCTGATGTTCTCCCTGGAGCCGCCTGTGCAGTAACGGCGGGCGGCTTTTTTCAACCGAGGAAAGACGATGTCTAAGAGTAAATTAATTACAGCCATTGCTATGGTCGCCGCCCATGACGGTTACCGCCGTGCCGGCATTGACCTGGTCAAAGGCGAAAACAAGCTGGAAGTGACCGAAGCACAGTTTGCGCAGCTCGATGCTGACCCGCGCATTTCCGTGCAGCGTGTGGCCGAAAGCAAATCATCAACCAGTCAAAGCACCGGAGGCGATAAAAAAGAGCCGACGAAAGTGACCTTTGATGCCGAAGCGCCGGACGAGCTGGACTTATCTAAGTTCGAGCCGGAAGGTTTGGCGCATTACGTGGCCGCTATTCACGCTCAACACAAAGCCGGCAAGCTTGAGCTTAATGCCGACGGTAAACCGAGCGTGGGCGACTTAGCGGTGGAAGTGGACGGCAAAACGGTCAAGCCAAGCGCAACTGACCGCGATGCAGTCTGGGAAGGCTACAAAGCGTTAATTGGAGCCTAAGCGATGAGTTATTGCTTAGTGACTGACCTTGTGGCGCGTTTTGGTGAGCGAGAGCTTATGGCGCTGACGGACCGCGACGGGACAGGCTCTGTCTCCGATGTGGTTGCTCAACATGCAGTCGATGACGCCTCGGCGCTCATTGATGGTTATTTGCATGGCCGTTATAACCTGCCCCTGAACCCGGTCCCCAGTGTGCTGACCTCGCTGTGTGCAGATATAGCTCGCTATAAACTGTACGACAACGACGCGCCTGAGGTCGTCACTAAGCGATACGACACCGCGATTGCCTTTTTAAAATCGGTAGGCCGTGGCGAGGTGACGCTCGGTGTTAACACCGACAATAGCGCACCAAGCTCGACCGACCTGCCGGATATTCAGTCAGGCGGCAATGTGTTCAACCGCGATAAATCCAAAGGCTTTATCTGATGATGCGCGAGTTGATTGAGCAGCGCCTGAAAAAGCTCACCATTGAGGGTGAGCCGGTATTTCAGCACATCGAGTCGGCCACCAACCTTGACTCGGTCATCAAAAATAACCGAATTGCGGCAGATACGGCGTTTGTTATTCCAATGACGGACCGGGGTGCGGCAGAGCAGCTAAACACCTATCGGTTTCAACAGCCGATTACCACCGGCGTCGGTGTGGTAATTGCCTGTCGCAGTATTAACGACCGTTTGGGCGGTGACGCGATTGAGCGCATGGAGTCGCTGAAACTTCACGTTCGCCAGCACTTGCTCGGCTGGGAGCCTAACGACAATTACGAGGCCTTGTTGTTTGACCAGGGCCGCATTGTGTCATTTAGCAAAACAGCGGCCTTTTGGTTAGAGCAATACCGCAGCCGCTTCACATTCAGAGGACAAGAACATGTCTCGTAAGACGAAAAAACGCCTGTTACTGGCCGCGCTGCAAGATACCGGTAGTTATGGCGAAGATCATATTATCGACAATGCGGAGACGCCCAAAGCCATGCAGACAATGGACTTGGAAGTCACTCCGATTGAAGCGACCGAAGTAGACCGCGAGTTTGACAACGGTCGACCGGGCAATAACAAGTTCCTGGTCGTCGGCAAGCACTGCAAGGTCACGTTCTCAGTTGAATTGACTGGCGGTAGCGACCCGATTACACCGGCCAATTACACCACCTTGCTTCAGGCCTGCGGCTTTAGTGAGACCATCGGCACCACTGAAGTGACCTACGCTCGTATCGAGAACAACACCGAGAAAGACGTCACGCTCCATGCTTATGTTGACGGTGTGAATCACAAAGTGCTGGGTGCACGCGGCACCTATAAGTACGTCGCCAAAATTGGCGAAGTGCCCAAGATTGAATTTGAGTTTACCGGCCTATTTGGCGGTTTGGCTGGCGAGAGTATTCCGGTAGCTGACTTTAGCGGCTGGCAAATACCGGCAACGGTCGGGGCGAAGCACACCACATTTACGCTGGATAGCACAGAGTTGTCGATGCACGAGTTTGAGCTCGACGGTAAGAGCGAAGTTATTTACAGCGAAAACACCAAGTCTGAGCAGGTCTATATCACTGACTGGAAGCCGGACGGCAAGATTGTGTTTGAAGCACCGGCGCACGCCGACTTTGATCCAACCTCCGTCTATGTGGCCGGGGCAACGATGCCCATTAACTTGGTGCACGGCACGGTTGACGGCAACATCGTCACCATCGCCAGTACGGCCATCCAGTTAGGTAAGCCCACCTACGGCGATAAAGACGGTGTACTGACGTTCGACTGCCCGTTCCGGGTTATTCAAGATGAAACGCTGGTGACTGCGTAGTCGCCGGCTAACAGGGAGAAATAGACATGGGTTTTAAGTTTAAACGCGTTAATGAAATTACCTGGCCGGTGACGGCAGACGTCCCTCAGGATGGCGGCAAAACCGAAAAGCACGACTTCTTTTGTCGGTTCCGTTACATCACCCGCTCTGAATTTAATCGCATTCAGGCGCTGGGTGAAGAGGCGCTGATGCGGCATGTGGTGGTCGGTATTGGTGAGACCAAAGAAGATATTGATACCGCAGAAGAGACAATTCGTGAAGTGACCGAAGTGCCCTATTACACCTCGGCCATTTACCAGGCATTTCTAAAAGTGCTGATAGGGGCTGAAGCAAAAAACTAGAGTCCGTGGCCCATCAGCTTGCTAAAGGAAACGCCGCCGACCCGAAAGAAGACGCGGCGTTTATCAAGCAGATGGAAGCTGCGGGAGCTCCGAAAGAGCTGGTAGAAAAACAGCGCATGAGCGCCGCCAGTAGCGATGAGATTGAGGTATTAAACAGCTGTTATCCAGCGGTTGAATGGTTCTTTCAGGTGTACGACCTGCTGCGCTGGAACCAGCATTTTTGTTTAGGGCTGGATGTGGTGGCCGTAGAAGCGGATGCACGGATGCGCGGTATCGAGATAAACCCAACCGATTATCAGAACCTGCGCACACTGACCGCTTACTACAGCGATGCGATTAACGAGGAGAGCGCGTGAGTAACGATTTAAGCTTGATGATACGCCTTAAGGGCGAATCCTCAGACCTGGTCAATGCACTCAGTAAAGCCAGCGCCCAGAACAGGGTGTTAAATGGCGAGCTGCGCGCATCCGGCGCAAGCTCTCAAACCGCATCGCGTGGCTTCGACCAGGTCACCCGCCAAAGTAGCGCCATGGGCGGTGCACTTCGTACTGCCGGCATTGCTATCACGACATACTTCGGTGTCACCCAGCTTCAGAACATGGCCACCAACCTGACCAGTGCCGCCGGCAAGATGCAGGATGCAGAGGTTCGGCTTCGTAATCTGACCGGCTCATCCGAAGAGTTTGCTGAAGCACAAAGCTTTATCAGCGAAACGGCTGAGCGCCAGAGCCGGGACATTCTGGTGTTAACCGACTCCTACGCGCGTCTGCTGGCACTTCAAAGTGGCGGCATTGTCACCGGTGCCGAAACTCGCGAAATCATGATCGGCATCAATGATGCAGCGGCGGGTTTAGGTGCTACTTCAGCTGAAGTGCAGCAAGTCATGTACGGCTTATCGCAAGCACTCGCCTCGCCTGTTGTGCGT